AAGCAAGGTAGATATTATATTGTTCACTTTAAGGAACTGTTTGCTCTTGATGGTAAACATGCAAATCTTACTGTAAATGATGTTCAGCGCCGCAATCGTATTGTTCGTTTGCTTGCTGATTGGGGACTGATTACTATTGTAAAAGAAGATTCTGTATCTGATATTGCACCATTGAATCAAATCAAAGTTCTTGCATATAAGGATAAGGGTGATTGGATTCTTGAACAAAAGTATAACATTGGTAAAAAGGGTAAAACCCAGGAAACCGAATAAAAATGGGCGGGAAACAACATCCCGCTTTTTTTTATGATCTCTTATAATTAGTGATGGATGCCGAAAGGATCCAATCACTATTAAGACGCTTTAAGGAGGTCTATTATGTTCGGAACAAATTCTCTTACCCTCTCAGTACCAGAAACTGCAAAGTATTTGATGGAGGTTCAAAAAAATAGCATTGGATTAGATGAGTGGTTCAAGAGGTTAGATACTGCGGTAGAATCGCATACTAATTATCCACCATATAATCTTGTCAAAGAAAGTAGTGTTGATTTCAGATTAGAAATTGCACTTGCTGGATATAAAAAGGAAGATATTGAAGTAACTACAGAATGGAATAAACTTTTTGTAGAAGCAAAAAAAGTTGGTGATACTAATGATGAATACCTACACCAAGGATTGGCAAAGAGAGCATTCACTCGCACCTGGACTTTATCTGACGATGTAGAAGTTTGTGACACTACATTTGTTGATGGCCTTTTGACTATTAAAATTAAAAAAGTTATTCCAGAGCATCAGAAAAAGAAAGTATATGAACTCAAATAAATAGTAGTGGGCTACTCACAATTATTGTTGTCGCAAGGGGAGCAACTGGCAAAAACCAGTTGACGCTCCCCTATTTTTTTGTTATAATATTAAAAGGTATGGAGTAAAAATGACTGTAAAACTCTTACTGCTAAAGTCTGGAGAAGACCTTATTGCAGATGTTCATGAAATGATTATCGGTGAAGATGAAGAAAGACGGGTAATTGGATATTATCTTGATAAACCTTGTTTGGTTAAAATGAGAAATCCTAATAACCTGACTGACAAAAATAGCAAAACGCAAAAAGCAGGATTTGAAGTTTCTTTGTTTCCTTGGATGCCACTATCAAAAGATGAGCGCATTCCAATTCCTGCAGATTGGATGGTGACTATGGTAGAACCAGTTTTGAAACTTAAAGAAATGTATATTGAGGATGTAATTAATTGTGGAAAATCAAATGACAAAGGTGATTGTATTGGTGAACAATCAGATTCTGATATCCCAAATTGAAGAAGTTGGTGCTGATATTGGAGAACCTGATTGTAAGTTAATTGAACCCTTTGTGATTGGAGATGGTAATTGTTTAGAACCATTTCTTCTTGGCGTAACAAAGGAAAAAACGTTTATGATAAGTTCTGAAAAGATTTTAACTCTTGCAGATCCAACACCTACTCTTCTTGAGAAATATGAGGACTTGATTAAGGAATGAGATTTTACACTAATGTTCAGTTGATTGGAAATCAGTTTTTAGTTCGTGGTTATGAAAATGGTAAAAGTTTTGAGACAAGAGATGAGTTTATTCCCACTCTCTTTGTAAAATCTAAAAAAGAATCCAAATATCAGACATTAAGTGGAGAGTATGTAGAACCTATTCAACCAGGTTCTGTTCGTGATTGTAGAGAATTCTACAAGAAGTATGATTCTGTAGATGGATTTGAAATCTATGGAAATGATAGGTATATCTATCAATACATTTCTGAAAAGTATCCAGAGGATGAAATTAAGTTTGATATCAGTAAAATCAAACTTGTAACTCTGGATATTGAGGTTGCGTCCGAACAAGGATTTCCTGATGTAGAATCTTGCGTTGAAGAAATTCTTGCAATTAGTATTCAGGATTATACAACTAAGAAGATTATTACCTGGGGAGTTAAACCTTTTAATAATGTTCGTAAGGACGTAACTTATCATCTTTGTGCGTCCGAACATGCACTGCTGAATTCATTCATTAACTACTGGATGCAAAATACTCCAGAAGTGATTACTGGTTGGAATATTGAATTGTATGATATTCCTTATATTGCCAAGCGTCTTAACCGTGTTCTTGGTGAGAAGTTGATGAAGCGTCTTTCTCTTTGGGGACTTGTAACTGAAGGAGAAACTTATATTAATGGGCGCAAACATACAACATTTGATGTTGGTGGGGTGACTCAACTTGATTATCTCAATCTTTATAAGAAGTTTACTTACAAAGCACAAGAATCCTATCGTCTGGATTATATTGCTGAAGTAGAACTTGGACAGAAGAAACTTGATCACTCTGAGTTTAATACATTTAAAGACTTTTATACTAAAGGTTGGCAAAAGTTTATTGAGTATAACATCGTTGACGTAGAACTTGTTGACCGACTGGAAGACAAGATGAAATTGATTGAACTTGCACTTACCATGGCTTATGATGCCAAAGTAAATTATGCTGATGTGTTCTATCAAGTTCGTATGTGGGATACGATCATTTACAATTATCTCAAGAAGCGAAATATTGTTATTCCTCCAAAGAATAAGTCTCAAAAGAATGAGAAGTATGCTGGTGCTTATGTAAAAGAACCAATTCCTGGTAAGTATGATTGGGTGGTCAATTTTGACTTGAACTCTCTGTATCCTCACCTGATTATGCAATACAATATCTCTCCAGAAACTTTGATGGAAGAAAGGCACCCTTCAGTAACTGTTGATAAAATTCTAAATCAGGAACTCAACTTTGACGGATATAAGGATTATGCTGTTTGTGCAAATGGTGCAATGTTCCGTAAAGATGTTCGGGGAATGCTTCCGGAGTTGATGGAGAAGATGTATAATGAGCGAGTTATCTTTAAAAAGAAGATGATTGAGGCAAAGAAAGCATATGAAAAAACAAAGACGAAGGAGTTGGAAAAGGAAATTGCCCGATGCAATAACATCCAAATGGCAAAAAAGATTTCTCTTAACTCTGCTTATGGTGCTATTGGCAACCAGTACTTTCGCTATTACAAACTTGAGAATGCTGAAGCAATCACTCTTTCTGGACAAGTTTCAATTCGTTGGATTGAAACTAAGATGAATTCTTATGTCAATAAACTTCTTAAGACTGAGGATGTAGATTATGTTATTGCTTCTGATACCGACTCCATTTATCTTAATATGGGTCCTGTGGTTGAAACTGTATTCAAGGGAAGAGAAAAAACTACTGAAAGCATTGTCTCGTTCCTTGATAAGGTCGCTTCGTTGGAACTTGAAAAATATATTGAAGGTTCTTACCAAGAACTGGCAGACTATGTGAATGCCTATGATCAGAAGATGCAGATGAAGCGGGAGAATATTGCCGACCGTGGAATCTGGACTGCCAAGAAGCGTTACATTCTCAATGTATGGAACAGTGAAGGTGTTGCATATACAGAACCTAAACTCAAGATGATGGGTATTGAGGCAGTTAAATCCTCTACTCCTGCTCCTTGTCGTAAGATGATTAAAGATGCTCTTAAACTAATGATGAATGGAACTGAAGAACAGGTGATTGAGTTCATTGATAATGCTCGCAAAGAGTTTAAAAAACTTCCTCCAGAACAAATCTCATTTCCTCGTTCTGCTTCTGATGTAAACAAATACAAGTCTTCATCATCAATTTATGCAAAGGGAACTCCTATTCACGTTCGTGGAGCACTGCTCTTTAATCATTATATTAAGGAGGCAAAACTGACAAATAAATATTCACTTATTCAGAATGGTGAGAAAGTCAAATTTGTTTATTTGAAGAAACCAAATACTATTCACGAGAATATCATTTCCTTTATTCAAGAGTTTCCAAAGGAACTTAACCTTGACAAATACATTGACTATGACTTACAATTTGAGAAAGCATTTTTAGAACCACTCAAGATTATTCTTGATGCCATTGGGTGGAATGTAGAAAAAACTGTTAACCTTGATTTATTTTTTAACTGATGGATTTCCTTAAAGATATTGTAAAAGAGATTGGTGGAGAATACACACAACTTGCATCAGACATTGACGAAACTGAAACTTTTGTGGACACGGGTTCGTACATATTTAATGCTCTTGTATCTGGGAGTATCTTTGGTGGTGTATCTGGCAACAAAATCACTGCAATCGCAGGTGAAAGTTCTACTGGAAAAACTTTCTTCAGTTTGGCAGTGGTCAAGAATTTTCTTGATAATAATCCTACTGGATACTGTTTGTATTTTGATACTGAAGCTGCAATCACCAGATCCTTACTGGAGGGGAGAGGCATTGACACAACTAGAGTGGTTGTGGTCAATGTGGTTACCGTTGAAGAGTTTCGTGGTACGGCACTGAAAGCAGTTGATATGTATATGA